TAATTTTAAACCCGAAATAAAACAAAATGCTAAAGTTAAAACATTCAGGAAACGCAGGTGACATTCTGTATAGCTTGCCTGCAATACGTCAAGCCTGCTATAATGCAAATGATAAGGCAATACTTTATCTACACATTGACCAACCCGCTAACTATGTTAAAGGGTTCGTTCACCCATTAGGTAACGTCATGTTGAATAAGTACATGGCTACAATGCTTAAGCCATTGTTATTAGCTACCAATTTTATTGAAGATGTGTTGATTTACAACGGTCAAAAAGTTGATTACGATTTAGACAAGTTTAGAGAAATCGGTTTAAATCTTGGAGCGGGGAATATATCGAGGTGGTACTTTCAGACGTTCCCTGAATTGACTTGTGATTTAATTGAACCAACAATAAAAGTTCAAAAGTATAAAAATTTAGAAGATGCAATATTAATTAATAGAACTGAACGCTACCAAAATGGGCAAATAGATTATTCAATACTCAATCAATATAAAAACCCTAAGTACTTTGTGGGAACTGAACACGAATTTCATTTAATGAGTAAAGTAATCAAAAACTTAGAATACGTTCAAGCAGTTAATTTTTATCACGTTGCAGAGTTAATTAACAATTGTAAAGTATTTATTGGCAATCAATCAATGAACTTTGCCATATCTGAACAATTAAAATCAAATAGAATCTTAGAAACTTATTTCGGATGTCCTAACGTAATTCCATGTGGGGGCAAAGCGTTTGACATATTTAATCAAGAGGGATTTGAATATGCACTTAACCAATTTTTAAAATGAGAGAACACTATACCAAAACCCCCGAAGGTAGTTACAAATCTAACTACTTTAAAAAGCCTGAAGATATTTACTTAGACCAATATTGGTCAGCAAAGCAAAATCATTCAACTATTCATGAGCAAGTTAACAACGTAAGAGAAAAGAATGAACTTGTAAAAGAAGCATTAACCAATATTGAACCTAAAACTATTTTAGAAATAGCGTGCGCTCCTGGTATTCTTTTAGGTGAATTATCTGAAACCTTCCAAACACATGGAATTGAAGTCGATGAAACTTACAAAAATGATATTCAACATTTGGCACAATCGGCAAAACTTCATTTTGGTTTCTTTCCTGAGATTACAAAAGATTGGCAGCCTGAAACATTCTCAAACATTATAGCCTTAGACGTATTTGAACACGTAGAGGACGGCATGGCATTTTTAAAAGAATGCCACCGATTACTTTGCGAAGGTGGGAGGCTAATAATTCAAGCCCCGATAATGTTTGAGAATGATGTAATGGATGAAAAGCAATTCCACGAAACTGAACATATTTGGATTTATTCGCTCGACCATGTATTAACAATGGCAGGGCGGAGTGGATTATGGTTGGTTGAATATAGTCAATGGAAATTAGGGCATGAACAAATAGTTTTTGAAAAATGAAAATATCAATAAAAATAAAAGAAAACGAGTATAAGTTTGAGGACTTTATAATTACTCATTCTTCTAATCAGCACAAGCAAATATCTGATTTATTACATGAAATTTGTATTACTGAATCAAAGCTAAATGCTTCAATAAGTGTAGAGCCTGAAAGATTTATCAAGTTAAACCCTGATATTAATTTAAAAGTATGAAAATACTTCAAGTTTGTGACAAGAAAATAAGCGGAGTTGAATATCACCGACTTTTAATTCCACATGGAAAGCTAAACGAATTAGAGGAAGTCGAGATAACAACTGCTCACATCATTGACCATTTGCCCGATTCATTCTTTCATCAATTCGATTTAATCGTTTCAAGTTCAGTAGTTTCAAAAATGGGTTTTCAAGAAATACTCTGGAAACAAATTAAACGAATCGGAATCCCTGTTATAATTGATAGGGATGATACATGGGTGTTGCCACATAATCACCCACTTAAAAAAGATTGGGTCAACAAAAAGACCGCTCAACAGATTACCTACAACCTGCAGCAAGCAAATGCAGTAATGGTAACGACCGAACACCTTGCAAACATGGTGAGTCCATTGAATAAGAATGTTCACGTTATTCCAAATGCAATCGACTTTAGTCAGGACCAATTCAAACCTGACCTAAAAGTAAAGCGAATGAAAACGGACCACATTCAAATAGGTTGGAGCGGGTCGGTAACACATCACCACGATTTAATACTACTTGCAGAATCATTCTTACAACTAAAATCAGACCCCGAAACTCAAAACAAGTACAGACTAATCTTGAGCGGATTTATCGAAGGAGACGCTATGTGGAAAGAGTACGAAAACATTTTCACGAGTGGTTACCGAATAAGTCAAGAACAATATTGCAGGATAAACGGAATGGATGCCTTCACCTATGCCAGTGCTTATGATATGTTTGACATTGGTTTAATCCCTTTAAAAGATACACCCTTCAATAGATGCAAGTCTGAATTGAAGATGCTTGAAATGGGTGCAAAGAAGGTATCTGTAATCGTTTCAGATGAATATCCCTACACCAATATAGCAAAGAATAAAAAGAACTGTCTGACGGCAAATAAAAAAGAATGGTTTAAACAAATAAAAAAACTCATAACTTTGCCCGAGTTAAGAAGTGAACTATCTGAAAACCTTTACAATGAGGTCAAGGAAAATCACAATATAGAAAAGGTAAACGAATTAAGATTAGAACTTTATAAAAACACAATCAATGGGGAAGTACGAAGCTAAATACTCAGATGAACTATTTGAAAACATTTGTAATGAAATTGCCACAAGTGCAGTAGGATTACATGATGCGTGTAAAAAGTTTGACTTACACCCGTCTAATTTTTATAGATGGATTGCTGAAGATGAAAAGCTGCGCGACAAATACACGCAGGCGCGCGACGTTCAGGCTGACTTATTAGCTGACCAAATAATCAAATTAGCTGATGACAAAAGCGGTGATACTCAGGCGGGTGAGTTTGGTGAGGTAGGTAATGCAGCCGCGATTCAAAGAAGTAGATTACAAGTTGAAGCCCGCAAATGGATAGCAGCCAAACTAAAACCTAAGAAGTACGGTGATAAGGTAGAAGTTGACCAAACAATAAACGTTAATAAATTACCTGATTGGTTAACCGCTCCTATTGAAAACAGCAACTCAAATAAATCTGAATAGCAAAAAAGGCGGGTTTTAATTAAACTAACCACCATTCACATAAATAATGACCTTATTCAATCCTAACTTTATACACTTACAGAAATCCCTTGCAGAAGGTAACTCCCGAATAGTTGCCCTGCAAGGGGGTTGAGTACACGCTCAGGGAAAACGTATTCAGCCCTTCAATGGTTGATACGTCAATGTATGACTTATGAGGGCATGACTATATCGATAGTTAGGAAAACCTTACCCGCTCTTAAGATGTCTGCAATGCGTGACTTTATAGACATATTAAAATCAATCGGGCAGTACAATGAAGCCCTACATAATAAAACCGAAAACATCTACTATCTGAATAAGAACATAGTAGAATTTTTTAGTTTAGACGTAGCAGACAAAGTAAGAGGTCGTAAGCGTGACATATTATTTATCAATGAAGCTAATGAGTTGGAGTTAGAAGATTGGCGTCAATTACTTTTAAGAACATCGGGTAAAGTAATTATCGACTACAACCCCTCAGACTTCGAACATTGGATTTATGACCACGTGTTGACCCGAGAAGATTGCTCAACTTTAATAACCACCTACAAAGATAATCCTCACCTACCTGATGCACTTAAAAGAGAAATCGAAAGTCTTAAAGATGCAGACCCTGAGTACTGGAAGATATTCGGATTAGGTGAACGCGGTCAGTTAGTTGGATTAGTCTTTAACAATTGGGTTAATTGTTTCGCAGTTCCTGAGAATGCGAAGTTTATCGGTCATGGATTGGATTGGGGTTTTACGAATGACCCCACAGCTTTAGTTTCAGTTTACAGACGTGACAATGAATTGTACTTAGTTGAGAAACTTTACGAAAGAGGATTGACTAATCAAGACATTGCCAAGAAACTAACTGAATTAGGAATCAACAAAAGAGATGAAATCTTTGCTGATAGTGCAGAGCCTAAAAGTATTGAGGAAGTTTATCGAATGGGATTCAACATCAAACCAACGGCAAAGGGCAAGGACTCGATTATTAATTCAATCGACATTCTTAGACGTTTTAAAATCTTTTTAATCGGCTCAAATCTGCAAAAGGAATTCAGGACGTATAAGTGGAAAACAGATAAGGCAGGCAAGGCAATTAACGAACCTGTGGACTTCAATAATCACTTAATTGATAGTAGCAGATATTTAGCTTTAATGAAACTAAACGAGAACTTAAAAGGGAAATACGTTACAATTCGAGCCTAAATTAATACTTTAAAACAATGCGAAAGATATACGAAGAATTAAACCTAAGTCAAGCAATCGAACTAAATTCTATTAATAAGGATTTGGACCGGTTAGAATACGCAGCGAATAGACTTGCAATCGTGTTCAAAGTTCCTGTTGTGGAAATCTACAAAAGAGAAGTTGAAGATATATTCGCTTTAGATAACGAACTGAATAAACTTGAAAGTCTACCAATAGCAGCAAAGTTAAAAGATAAGATTAAGATTGGCGGCAAGTGGTTTAAAGTAGACTACAACGTGAGTAAATTAACAGCGGGGCAATTCATCGACATTCAGCACTTTGCATCAACTGACCCTGCAAAGAATGTTCATAAGATACTTGCATCAGTAATTAGACCTATTGGCGGTTGGTGGGGATTGGGAAAGGTTGAGGAGTATAACGGTGATAACCATGAGGAGATAAGTAATCACTTACTTAAACACATGACAATCCTGCAAGCCTATCCGATTACGCTTTTTTTTTGCCAAATCTTAAACAACTCATTGAAAGATATTCAAACTTATTCCCTCAATCAACTAAGGGAATTGGAGAGGAAACTCCAGGAAACGAATTCGCAAAAAAATGGGGATGGGTTGCCACAATAGACAACCTGTCAAACAACGATAAAACGAAATGGGATTACTTCTTGAACCTACCGATTATTCAATTCTTAAACTTATTAAGTTACCACATAGACCACTCAGAAGAAGTCAGGAGAGCAGCAAGTGAAAAAAGTAGATTATAAACAATTATTAGGTGACTTAGGCGAGAACCCTGACCAATACGGAGTAGTGCAATTTGATACTATAATTGGAAAGGCATTATATCAATTTGCATCAGCACTAACAGACGTTTTAAAATCTAACTTAACAGAGAAGCAGGCGTACTATTCCGAATCGGAGTTGCTTCAATCAATCATTGCATTACCCGTTCAAACAAGAGGAAAGAACTACTTAGTAACTATTCAAGGGAATGATTATGCCTTCTTCGTGGATAAGGGAGTAAGCGGAACAAGGAATAAGTTTAACAGTCCTTTCAGTTTCAAAAATGAATATGTAAGTAAAAACTTTAATAAGTCATTACGAAAGTGGATTTCAAAACGTGGCATCCCAATTGAATCGAGATATTCACAGACAAGAAACTTAACTAAGCAACAAAGAGCAACAAAGCAAATAGATGAGAAAACGAAAATGGCTTATGCAATGGGAGTAAGTATCAAAAGAAAAGGCCTTAAACCTACTTTGTTTATTACAGATGCAGTCACAGAGGCGACCTTAGAAAGCATGGCATCAGGATTAGCAAATGCACTCGGAGCATCAATTACAATAACTTTAGCAAATAATTTAATGAGATGATAACAATATCAAGTAATCCTTATAATTGGCAAAATTCATTCAATGAAATGGTATTCAATGTGAGTAGCACAAATGCACTCGCATCAGGATTTCAATTCTTAGTGGATGTAAATGTATCAGGTCAGACCAATCCTGTAACAAGGTTAACCTACCCAAAGCAACCGAACACAGGAGCGATTGAGATAAACCTTAACGAGGTTATTCAAAACTATGTAAGCTATGACTTACTAAGTTCATTCAATGCAAGCGGAACACAGAGGGTTTCAAATGCTCGTGCGCCTTATTGGATTGGATTTGGTGAAGTGTACAACAACGCATCAGGCATCCCGACTATCTATCCTGACTTAGCTTCATTCGGTTCAAGTGGTTCACCTAAGTACGGTACTAATGCAGTATTTGAATTTCAAACATGGAACGCATCAAGCTATCAATCGTATGCCTTAAGTCGAAGTAATCAAAAGTCTTTGAATCAAGAAACATTCACAGACGTAATCCGATTGGACCAAAATAGAATACTTCAATTCTTTGATGTGAGCGGAAATATATTTGATGTCAATAATATAATCTATAATGAAGTAGGAACTGCCTTGTATGGGTCGGTCCAAGCGGTGACAAGGGTTACAGATATAGTTTCGATTAACGTAGGTAAACGAGAATGGGAAAACATGGGCAGTACATGGAATACCTTTTTAAACAACGCCGCCGCAAGTTATATTGAATTAACATTTAGAGATAACACAGCGGCTACTCTTTACACACGCAGAATGAACTTAGATTTGTCTTGCCCTAAGTATGACATTTATAGACTGCATTGGCTAAACTCTTTAGGTGGGTTCGATGCTTTTAATTTCAATAAGGTATCAGTCAAGAAAACTGACATTGAACGAAAGCAGTTTAAAAGATTTCAACCGCTCAACTATTCAGAATCATTCAGGGGCAAAACAAACTACTTCACAAAGTACACCGACCGCATAACATTAAATTCAGATGGCTTAACAGATGCACAATGGGAAGGACTTAAGGAACTATTAACAAGCCCTGTAATTTACTTAGAACAAGATAATAACACTTTGCTATCAGTTAATATCTTAGAATCGAATTACGATGAACTAAACTATTTAACTAACAGAACGATTAGCAACTTAGTGATTAATATTGAATACGCATTTGATAATTATAAACAAACACTATGAACGAAAACGAATTAATACTTTATGCGTACAATGCAAGCGGGTTTGTTTCAGATTCGTTTCAAGTTGACTTAACCGAGTCAGTAAGTTTACCGATTACTAAAACTATCATTGATATTCGTGAACCTGAAAAAAGACAAAGCGATTATTCAAAGA